AACAGCCGAATCAAAAACGCCTTATCCAAAGCGTAAACAGGTTTAAACTTCTGATGATTCGCAATCGTATGTTTATACAACAACTCAGTCGCATTCAAATCCTCAACCAAATAATCCTTTAATTGATTATTCGATAACCACATCCCTTTCTCAAGGTTTTTTCTTATTTGATTTTTATTTGTCTTGTACTCATACAGGTTGAAAAATTTACAAAGATTCTCAAGACCGAATGAGCTTTTCTCAGGTTGTGTAATGTTGTATTCAACTTGGTATGCTTTCATAAACAAATAAGTGTCATCAAAGCAATCCCTATTTGGCGGAATGAAATCAATAACCGAAAAATCATAAAACAAATTGTGCCCTACAATCACATAACCACCGTTAATTAAATCAGTCAAAAACTGTCTCACCTTTTCAACATCATCAAAGAAAAAATACTTACCATCAAATTTCATACCAGCAAGCAATAGTTTACCATACAAGCCTCGAGTTTCGGTATCAAAAACAACGACCTTTCTCATTTATGCCTCCCTCAAGTTGAAAATTTTCACAAGCGGGAAGTAAAGGATGTATCTCTTGCCTTTCATCTTCAAAAACACACCGCCAATCAAATCGCTTAACTTTTTTAGAGAACTTGCAGTCTATACATCTCTTCTTTGTTGTTGAAATCTCAGCTAACTCTTGCAAAGTCATACCACACCTCCTACTGCCATTTGTCCGCTATTTCATCTAATTCTTTCTCAGTTGAGTAACGAAACTCTTGTTTAATCAAGTCAATAAAATCATACCCAGCAAACCGTAGATATTGCAAAAACTTCTGAAACTCTTTTGGAAAATGAACTATGAAATTGTTTATCGTGTCCTTGTGGTATGGGTCTTGCAAGATAAACTTCATGGGGTTTCCTTTAACAATGACAAGCCAGAACGGGTTTAGATTTGGTTGTGAAATCCAGTCTTGTCTATAAACTTTCGTTAAAAAATTGTAGAACAAATGCAATTCGCTGTTGTAGGTTGTTGTGTGCTCTACTGCAATTACACGGTCGATATATTTGTCTCCCTGCGCTTTAATCGTAGAAAACAAGTCATTAAACGTAATAAAATCAACTTCTGTGTCAAAAATAGATGGCTCAACAATCGTATACTCCTTGAATTTCGGAGCAACTAAAATATGCAATAATTGCTTGAAGTAAAAATCAGCCTTCTCTTTGTCATACAACTTGTGAAGTATAAAATCAAGAATGAACAAAGTCTTAAGTAACGGGTCATAATCGTAAACAGCATAATCAACGTGCTTATACATTCCTTGCTGGATTAACTTATAGAGCTCGTCTTCATGAGACATAAAAATTTCTTGATACAACTCAAAGCCCCAGCCCCAATTATCCACAAGTTGAATGAGGTATTCCCTGTAGAAGTTCTCAATCTTTTCAACATACCGTGGATTGCGGTATCCAATGTTAAATGTAACCAAACGGCGCCACATACCCTCAATTGTCATGAACGGAATGTAATACTTAGTTTCCATCGTAAACAAACAAGGCATAACTATCTCAGTTGCTCGAGAAAATTGAATGTTAGCCTTGCTAATTCTTCTGTTTGCTAAATCGTGAACCAACTGTCTCATGTATTTGATATCTCGCTCATCATTAACGATGAAGTCATCGCCTACGAATGTGGATCTGAAATAAGGCAGGCGCCTGTTCATAAAAGCACCTGTGATATCATGAGCATGCAAAGTGAAAAAATGCTCCATCTTCCTAAAGAAGACATTATACAACTTCAAAACTGAAGTCTTACCGCATCCAGTTGAACCAATCAAAACAATAATTGGATTCATGCTAAAACAATCATACCTTCTCAAAAAGAAAATTGATGCTAAAGCCAACCAACAACCAAGCTTAAAGATGAAAAACTCATCAGGCAATCTGTATAAAATTTGATTAATTACTTGCTTCAACGTTTGATAACTACCGTTCGTTTCAAGATAAAAGTTTGAGAAAGGATGGTCTTCAAGTGATGCCGTAATAAAGTTCCTCAACCTAATGATTGGTAAAGATTCGGAATAATGCTTAAAGCCCAGCATGTTCGGCTCAATAATCGTTGGTATCTCACGGTAGAAAAAGGTTAGCAAATCTTTATACCGCTTCTTATCCGAAACTCCAAGCATCTCAGCCTCAGCAAAACCTTTGTCATAATTCATTTTCACAATGAACTCATCAATCTTGTTTGAGCCCGCTACAATAATCTTTGCTTTGCTTACATTCTCACTCTCAATCTTGTTAATCGCAAACCAAATCGGATAAAAAAATCTGCAAACATACTTCAATTCTAATCCATCCGTGTCTTCCTTCTTAATCGGAACTCTACAGAAATACATCTTGTCAACGACTTCAAACCCATCCGGCAAAGCAAAAGTCGGCATAATAGGAAGTATGACCTTATTGAACTTCGGACATGTTGCTGGACAACCAAACTCACGATTAAACCTACGACACGACCAAAAAATTAGCGGAAAGTTTCTCTTAACAAACCAATCAAAGAATTTCTTTGTCTTCTCTTTTGCTTTATGAGAAGATTCTTTCTTGTATAAACTCGCATTATCTAATAACTCATGCAAAACTTTACTTCGCTCCTCTTCGTTCTTGCTAAAGTATTGATAAAGCAAATAATAAAACCAAATCGCAATCTTCCACTCGACATAACTATGCGTGTCCCATGTATTTAGAATCTGATTCATCACAGGACAAAAAGTCTCGGTATACTTCTTGACCGATTTGACATCATACAAAGCATAATACAAAGTTGTCACATAATCATTGTCGAAATCAATTTGGTTGTTTAGAATTTTGTTTAGCTCTTCATCTGATGACTTGTCATCGAATAAAATCACTTTGTGATACAAGTCCCAAAAACTCTCATACCAAATCCCTTCGTAGACAACAATACCATCTGCTCGTGTGTAAAATCCCTGAAGCGGTATGAGCTTATCAAGATGCACATGAGGCAACTCCTTCTCAATAAGCTGTTTGACTTGATTGAAAAACGTAGAAAGAAACATGTTAAAAGTCGAAAACAGAACATTGTCCTCTTTAATCAAATACCTCTTGCTAAGCCACAGAAAATGATAACCCTTGGTCGTTTTGACCACATAAGTCGGAGTATAATTATACGCATTCAAAAGCTCGACAATTTGTTTGCAATCCTGCTCTGTAATGTCATCAATGTCTACAACCATCAAAAAGAATGTGTCTTCAAGCGTAGACCAGGAAGGATAGTCTGTGTAAAATCCCGTAGAAATTCTGAGCTTGATGTTGTAGGGCTTAATTTTTCGCTTTGTGAAGAAAGCAAAAAGATAATTCAAGTAGTGGTTATACAAAAAGGGCTTGGGTGCTTGGAAAATTCTTTTTTCACCAGAAGCTGTCTCAACAAATAGATAAATGTTTGCTAAATCCGACTGATACCGTTGATATTGATGAAATAGCTTGGCAAACAAAATGTTTTCATGCACAAAAATACTGTCCCGAAAGTATTCAATCGTATGAGTAAGTATAGCATCAATAACTTCCTGTATTTGTTCACTCATCGCTCAAACTCCCTTTACGTTTTAATTCTTCAAGCACATCACCCTTTTGTTTAAGTATTTTCCAAACTTTTAGGTCAATACCCTTTTTGTCCATCAGTCGCAATAAATAGACTTTGTTTTCTTGACCAAATCGCCAAACTCGACTTAACGCTTGCTCATAAACCCGCCACGCAAGAGGCAAACAAAGAAAAACTATGTTCTTATACCCTGTCAAATTAATCCCCTCGGAAATGCAATAAGTTGCTAAAATTGGTTTGTCAAAACCCTTTATCGCATATTCAAGGTCTCTTTTGTCCTGACCTGTCACAAAATAAACATTTTTCCTACTCAACTTTTTAACAATCAAATTCAACGGCTCAATAAAATAACTGAACACAACCGTCTGTGGATTGTCCTGTATAAAATCAATCACATAATCAAGTTTGTCCTTAAGCATCGAACTTTTCCGATATTCAAACATAAACGCTTGCAAAACATTAGTCACATCAACATTCTTCTTATCAATCAAATATTTACCCGAAGCAAACCACTTCTCATCCTCTACCAAACTCGGAAGCTCAACAATATCAGCACGCTTAACAAAATCAACATAAGGCAAAACATAACGCTCGATAAACTTCTCCTTCATACCTGGAAGAAAATCAATTATGTAATAAAACATTCCATCAATCCGAAAGAACGCATTCTTGTATTGAGTAAACGATAGTTGATTAAAAGGATGGTCAGGTCGTAGAATTTTAAGTTGTGAATAATAATCTTCGGGTTTTTCGAAGGGAGTTCCACTAAGCATTATTTTATAAGTTTTTGTGAAAATCTTCATAACAAGCTTTGTAATCTGAGCACGAATGTTCTTTAGTTTGTGGGCTTCATCGAGGATGACCAAATTCCAAAACGCTCGCTTAAGTATTCTTGGATGATGCAAACGAAAACTGTCATAGCTCACAATCTCAAAATTATTAAGTCGTATACCCCATTTCTTAATTTCCTGATACCAAACTTGTCTGACTGAGGCAGGACACATAATGAGCACGTTTCGAAAATTCTCCGCTATCTTTAATGCTGTTAGAGTCTTACCTGTCCCTGTCTCCCATGCTAAATAAGAAAAACCATTGAACCGCTCTATCGCTCTCTGTTGATGTGGAAGTAACATCTTTAGAGCAAAATTCTCTTCACAGGTTTATATTCGATATATTGCTTTTTGATTTCCTCAGGTATGTTGTAGAACGCCCTTTGATACTCGGTTATCTTAATTATCTTGTCGCCAATCTTATAGGTCCCCGCATCCCAGTTCTTGAGCTCTTCCTTGATTTCTTTTTCAAGTTGCTCGTATTGTCTAAGTTTCGCTTTAATAGCGTAATAAATTTCGAGCTTCCTCATGAACTCATGACTTACCTCTACGGACCGAACGCTAATCCTTGCCTCTTCAGGATAGCACCGTTCAAAGAACGGGCACGCTCTGCACAAATCATATTGCTCAATCGGCTTCGGTAAAGTCCCCTTCTGAATATGCTCTTTCACATGAATCGCCTTCTCTTTAATTTCTTCTATCACCGCCTGGTCTTTTTCCACATCAAAAAAATGGTCCTCTCCAGTTTTTCGGTCAATCACATAAAAAATTCCATATTCTCGTTGTAAAAGCATCATGTAAGTTTGCATTTGATAATAATATTTTTTAGTTAACTGATTGCCTTCATAAACACCAAAACTATCCAACACGCTTTCACTTGCCGTGCTCTTAATCTCAATGAAGTCTCCGCTTTCTAGAATAACATCAACAATTCCCTTTATATCAAGTTTTTCATTTACAACAGGCATCTGATAAGCCTTGACAGGAACAATCTTCAACAACCTCTTCAAAGCAACCTCCTCAAACTCATTTCCAACATCAAAAAATTTTCTCGCTTGCTTAATTGGTAGCGGAACTTGCCTCATTAAAACTAGTCTTCTTTCGCAAGGATGCCATACTTCTATAGCGGGGGTATGCCGAGGACAATAGACCTCTTGCTCGCCAACTTCAAACAGTTGCTTCAAGTCTTTTGCTTTCATTTTCAACCTCCCTTTTTAAAATTTTCGATGTTTGGAGTAATTGCATTAACAACGGTTCAACTCTACGGTCAACATAAACCCCAAACGGAGTAAAATAGACACGAACATTCCGATAAACCAACCGACTAACTAGTGACCCAAACAAACGTTTTCGAAGATTACTCGACAAATCAACTTTACCTTTCAACCAATCGTAAATAAACAAATACTTTTGCTTCAAAAAAGCATATTTCCAAATGTTATATCGCCAGAACAAATCCTCATTACTCCAATTCTTGACCGCATCTTCCAGGTATTTTCGCCAATTGTCCCAATCCAAATAAACAATCCCTTTTGTCCTCAACATTTCAGCCTTCGGAGTCTTCAGAGCAATAAAACACCCACACCCATAGTGGTGATACCCAAGCAAATAGCCTTGCTTTAATGCCTTGCGCCTCGCCCTTTTCCAATCCCTACAACCTATTCTCGTATACATATCACTTCAACGCCTCCTCAATCGGTTTATTCGTTTGCTTCTCAAAAAGTTCCTTTATCACCGTATTAATCACCGCTCCAAGACAAACTTCAGTTGCTCTTTTCATTGCTCTTGTTTCGGCCTTAGTCAATAAATTATGCAAATTGTCAATACCTTTTAGTTCGGTTCGTTCACAAACCCCTACGCCTTCCCCCTTCCGAATGATACCATTTGGGAATACAACCTCTAACTCGACCCTCACTAGCGCATAGTCTTCTGTAATTTCTCTTTCAATTATTCTAAAATTATACCCAACTGGCAGTGAGCTCAACAAATTAAGTATCCCATCACGCTTAATTTCAATAATCTCTCCAACTTTAGTCTTGATTTTCGCAAAATCAGTTGGCTTAAGAACTTGCCTTGCAATTTGAACAATTCGTTCGGCTGTGGTTAGTTCTCTTTTTTCTTCAAAAACTTGCACTTCTGCCATCATGCCTCACCTCCTTCTTTTATTTTTCTTAAGCATTCATCAATCTCATTCAACAATTCATCCTTTGTCATTCTTTTAAACACTACATAACTCTCAAATATCTCGCTTAACATTGCCCCAACCCCATATTCTTCTCTCATTTTTATCTCAAACCTTGTGTCATCATAAAACAAAACACTTTTTGCCAACTCAGAACCATACATCGCTTCAAGAAACAAACATGTTCGATATACAGCTTCCCATTCATGTTGAAAATCACAACTGATAATTGGATAAAACTTCAAAAACCTGTTTTTCCATCTTTCAACAAGCTTCTCAAAATCATTATGCTCAACAACCTCATACAATAATTTCATTTCCCTAAGCATCTTTGTCCTCCTTTACGATAATTTTCCAAATTCCTTCCTTAACCAGATCCGCAATCGAACGACCTGTCAGTTCGCTAATTTGCAATAGTTTCTTATGTTTTTCTTTGTCTATCGTGGTTCCCAACCTGAGAGTATTCTTTGACCGCTTCCATAATGCCTTATCCCCTCGCTCTTCTGTCAAATAAATTGAATAATCAGCATATACTTTTTCCATCGCTTGATTAAGCAACTCAGCCAAACTCATCTTACTTTTATTGAGATAATTAACGATTTTTATTTGTAGCGAAGGACTTAACCTAAACACAAAGTTTCTTTTCATATCTACCACCTCCTTTTTTATTTTTCTTTATAATACATTTTTAAAATTTGTCAAGCCCTCTTTTCTCATCTTGTCACATCTCAGATCAACTCTATTCTATTCCTGCTTGCTTCTCTAATCGTCGCCAGTCTTTTCCTTTTCATATCATATTTCCTAAACTCAATTCGTCTCAAATTCTTTCCTAATCAACTCAGCTTCTCTCAATTCCCTTCTCATCTCAGGTCTGTTCGTAACAACTCGTAACAATTCCCTACACTATTCCACTCTCCTCGTTTCACAATTCCATTCATGTCCTCTCTTCTCAAATCTCTTGCTATTCGAGTCTCATCACTTCCAGTTCTCTTTTGCCTTTCTTATCAAATAACTTCTTTTCATCTCCTCCTCTGATCCATTCTCCTCCTTTCCCATTAAACTTCCTTACGCTTCTTTTTTAATTGTTATAACTTTCTTTTTCACATCATGAATCCGCTCAAACTCTACAACCTTAAACCGCCCATACTTTGCGCTACGCCACGCCGATTTTCCCCAAACCTCCCCTTTCGCAAAAATATCAAAAATTTGCTTATCCGTAAGCTTCCCCGCATAAACCCTAACTATAAATTCTTGTTCAATCGGCAGGTCTAGCATCTCAGACCACACTATTGTCACAATATATTGCCCATGAACCCAAGACCGCAACGACCGTGAAAGTAAACTATCAGGCTCCTTAATCGGCTCACCATTCCGCTTGTAAACAATGAAAAAGTCTTTTCTATAGTCCCCCGTTTCTTCAGTTGGACAAATATCGACATACTTCGAAATCTGATTTTTTAAAGCTCCCGAAAAAAATTGCAATGCTACTTCCTTCATGAACCCCTTGACTTGATAATGATAATCCGCCAAATACCCCTGCTCAGTCCTCGCAAAAACTTGAAGCCTACTCTTCTGCTCTTCCTCACTTACTTTCATCTCTTCTTTCACTCCCAAGTCCGCCTTCAATCTCTCAATCTCCTTTTCAATAAGCATTTTTTGCTCCTCATTTTTCAATCGCTTTAACTGTTTTTCAAGTTTCTCAAGTTCTTTTTCAGCTTTTTTGATGATATACTGCTGAGCTAAGTCACTCGCTGGGTTCAAAGCAAGCACAGGAGTTAAATAACTGATCCGAATGTAATACCTATCAATCTGCATAGCCCGCACCTCCTTTGGTTTTTAGTTCATTGTTTTCTTTATCTTGTTCAAAATTATATCAAGCGACTTGAAAAAACACCCTACAAACTCAACATTCTCACCAAACAAAAAATACAAAATCGAATCCCGCATAACATCTGTTCCATAACGCTCCGCAATCTTTTCCACATACTCAATAAATTGCTTCTCAAGTCTCTCAACTACTACGCTCTTTTTTGCCCGTTGCAACTCCTCTGACAATAGTCCAACAAGCAAAAGAAACCATAAATTCTCACTGTGTTTTACTTCAACAAAGTACATCATACACAACCGCACCAATAACGCTAAAAATTCCTCATCGCTTAATTCAACCTTATCCTTAAATTTCTCAATAACCAACTCGAAACACGCCTGCTCAAATGAGTCCGCCGAATGATTAAAACCAAGACTTTGTAAGATTTTTAAAAACTTCTGAGGATCGACATTTTCAAATTTTTTGACCGCTTGAGATACAATCTCTTTGTCAACCACCATAGCTCCACCTCCTTCGCTTATTTTTTTATCAACTTTTTAATTCTCTGCCAAAGTCTTTTTAAAATACTCGACTTGCTTCGTCTTATAAAAAACCATCGCCCATTCTTCCAAAGCGTCAAATATCGAGGTTTAAGCTCCGCCATCGTTGCCCCTCCTTTTGGATTTTATGTTGAGTTTTTTAAAAACCATATTCCTTATTTGGTCTTCACGCCATCCATGTAACAATTGCCTGCCCGCCTCAGTAAACAAGAGCTCAAATAAACACCCCCTTTTAATTGCTTCCTCAATGATATTTTCAAGGCACCATTCGGGAAAAGCTTTATTTTTCATAGTCGCCCCTCCTTTTTTATTGATTTTTGCTAAAGTCTTGTTATAATTTTTTCTGCAATTCTCTTTTTTGCTCCTCATGCCCCACCTCCTCCTCCCCCGCCCCGTTGAGGGGCGGGGCTTGTTTATTTAGCTTTCTTCTTCTTTTGCTTTTTCGGCAATGTAATCATACATCATTTCATCAAGAATTTCTTTTTCCTCGAAAAGTAAATTATCATAAATGGAATCGCTCGCTAAAAACCAAGAGATTACACTCCCGATGCTCCAACGATAATTTTTACGAAGATATTCGAGGGACTCAAAAACACTTTTGTAAGAATAATCTAAGCCTTTCACACAAAGACATAAATGCTCGACCCATTCCATAAAAGTTTTCCCACCGACTTTTTCAAAATCATGCCATTCAAGTTCGAACTCCTCGCTCAATTCACTAATCAAATCATCAACCTGCTTACAATTCATTATTTCTGCAGAAGTGCTATAGTTTTTGTTTCTATGAACAATATAATAAACTTGTAAGCTTGGATCGACTAAACGATAAACAAAAATACAATCAAACTCTTTTACATCTGCCTTAGTTAGCTTGCAAACAAACTCAATAATCTGCTCTACACACCTCATGGCCCCACCTCCTTTGTGTTTTTTTAGCTCCACACGGCTGATTAGAGTTACAAATACCCAGGGGGTCGACCCCCTGGGGCTTCTTAATTATTCTTCGCTTATATAAAGGTTGTCATTTAAGATTTCTTGAATTTTTTCAAGTCTAAGTATTAATCTTTCATTTTCAATTCTCAATCTTTTGTTTGTATTTTCTAATTCACAGATTTCGTTTTTGAATTGTTCTTCTCGCTTGGCAAAATTATCTTCCAAGTTTTTGATTCTCTGTTCGTACCACGCTCTTAAGTCCTCTTCTCTCTTTTTCAATACCTCAATTTCTTTATCTTTCAATTTTATAACTTCCTCAACCGCAGTATTATACAAGAACGTGACAAGGTCTAGAATTTGATTAAATAGTGAATTGCTTTTCAGAAATTCATCCTTCGTAATGATCCACCACTTTGTTGTAACGAAGCCCGAGAACTCAAGAAAGAATTCGTTGTTTATTTTAAAAGCTAGCCTATAATGACCATCGCTGAACGAAACGACCATGTTGACCGAATCTGTATATAAGACTTTGTCAATATTCAATGCTCTAGTGTGATCAAAAGCACAAGCTTCAAAAAATTTAATCCGATTTTCCTTTGTTGCTAAAAAGAGTTTTAGGGCGATGTTTTTGATTAAATTCTCTTTCTTGTTGCTAAACTCAACTTCAATTTTTTTGATGTTATTGATGAATAAGTATTTAAATTTTTCGTGCTCACTCAATTTGTTATAAAGCTCACTCATTTCATTAATAACTTGCAGAACTTTGTTCATAGTCGCACCTCCTTTTGTTTTTTTTAGCTCCACACGGTGAATTAGAATCCAAGGCCAAGCTCCTAGGAACTTATTTTCTATGTTTTTTCTCGAATCTCTCCGCTAGTTTTGTTATGTAATCAAAAAGCCTTCTGTCAAGTTTAACTTTTTCCTCGTAAGATAAGCCATAGTAAAATTCATCACCGCTAAAAATATTAGAAAGCCACGACCCCCAGGACCAGCCCCAAGACCGCTCGGGAGATTTCATATATCGCTCAAGCACTAAATAAGCACATTCTTCTTTTGACTTCTCAAGATATACATCATACGACAAAACATTCAAAACAAGCTTTTCAAACCATTCATTTAAAGTAATTCTTCTTGCCATAGTTCCACCTCCTTGGTTTTTTGCTAATTTTAATTATAACACACTTTTTTAATTTGTCAAGGCCTTTCCACACGGCTAATTAGAAACCCGCCCGAGCCTAGGAAAATCCTAAGCCCGAGTTAACTTCTCTACTCTTGATCTTTAATTTTTTCTATAATTCTCTCAATCTTATCTTTTAAAATTTTTAAGTTGTTTCTAATTTTTTGTAAATTTTCATTTTCATTTTTCAATCTAGCATCGCTAAAAATAAAGTAATAAGCCTGGTCAAAGTAATTAATAATTCTTCTTAAGTCACGCTCAAATTGCTTTAGTTCTTTCATAACCACCTCCTTTTATGCTTTAGTTTTTTGCTTTAGTGCTCCAGTCATTAAAAAAAGCTTTCCAACTCCACACGGTGAATTAGAAACTTAATTGTTTATTTGTTTAGTCGAAAATACAACTTTCTTTCAACTCCACACGGAGAATTAGAAACAGGTTTGATTATCTCAAGTATTGTCGAATTGTAAACACTAATTTGAAGTTATCCTTAATTTTAACTTTTTCCAACTCAGCTATCGTTTGCTTCTCCGAGATCCGAAATCTCCATTTTGTTTCTATGTTAATTTTTGATTTATAAGTTGAGATTGTGAGTAGAAATTCAATGTCTTCTATTCGTTTTTTGAGAAAATTAAAATTAATTTCGTCTATTTCGATGTTGTCAGTGTCGGGGTCAATCCAAAACTCCTTCTTGAATTCCTTGAAAATCAAATCTTTCTTTTTTTGTCTTAATAACTCGTTCTCGATCTTTTTCCTCCAAAATTCTACAACTTCCTTCATGACCGCACCTCCTCCTGTTTTTTTTATTTGTCAAGTATACTCCACACGGCTAATTAGAAACCCGCCCGAGCCTAGGAAAATCCTAAGCCCGAGCTAAGTCTTCTATAATGAATTCTTAGTCTTCTTCTTTTATCTTTCTTTTGTCAATTCCTAACTTTTTCAAAATAATTTCTCTAACTTTTTCTTGTGGAAAACCTTCTAACAATCTTTTACTATTTTCTGAAAACAATAGCTCGAACAAAAGACCCTCTCTAACTGCTCTTTCAATAATCTCTTCCAAACATGCTTCAGGAAAAGCTTTTTTAGCCATGACCGCACCTCCTTTTGAGATTTTTTTGTTTCTACTTTAAATATAACACACTTTTTTTCTTTGTCAAGTATCTCTTGAAAGCAAGAATTTTCAAGCATTGCAAAACACATATATGTAAACATATACATAGCTAAACCCTCCTCCTACTCTCCTTCCTCCTCTTCCTCCTCTTCCTCCTCTTCCTCCTATCCTACTACTCCTTCTTCTTCTCCTCCTCCTCCTCCTCCTTCTTCTTCCTCCTCTTTCTTCTTCTTCCTCCTCCTCCTCCTCCTTCTTCTCCTTCTTCTTCTCTTGACCTAGCAGACCCGACCTAGCCGACCCACACAACACACAATACACATATATATAATTACATATAATCAAACCTATAACCTAACCGACCACACAACCAAACAAACCTAGCCGACCACACAAACAAACCTATAGCCGACCATACACAAACACACAAACAATAAAAATTCTTAATTTAGAATTATTCTAATTTGGTGAGTTCTTGAAAAATAATTTTCTAAGTTAAAAAAAATTTTAGAAAGTGTCATTAACATTTGTTAACAAGCTCGTTAAGAAATTTTTGTTTAGTTAACTTTTATTTTTTAATAACTCACTAATTTAGAATTATTCTAAACTAGTGCATTCTTGAAAAATAATTTTCGAAGTTAAAAAATTTTTTAAAACTCTTTGTTAACATTTGTTAACAACACTGTTTAAAAATTTTTTTATAGCTGATTTTTATTTTTCAAGAACGCACCAATTTAGAACAATTCTAAATTAAAAATAATTCTAAACTCAAACCCCCTGTCCTCTATGCTTCACTAATCAAGCCCTCCGCGCAACGCTAATTCCCTATATTCTCGATTAATTTATAAACTTTTCAATTTATAAACTTATAAACAACATTGTTGACTAAATTTATTTGTTTAGTTGTTTAGCTGAAAATCTGTTTTTAGCCGAATTCTTGAATTATCGATAAATTTTTAAGTTTAATTGTTTAGTCAAGAATATAGTTTTTTGTCGATCCTCTTCTAAAACTTGTATTGTTAATAAATTTTTAAGTTTAATTGTTTATTTGTTTAACTAAGAATATGTTTTCTCCTCCTCCTCCTCCGAAACTTGTATTGCTGATTAATTTTTAAACTTAATTGTTTATTTGTTTAGTCAAAAATATGTTTTTTGTTTCTCCTCCTTAGAACTTGTATTGCTGATAAATTTTTAAGTTTAGTTGTTTAGTCAAGAATATGTTTTTTGCTGAGAAGTTGAATTGTTGATAAGTTTATAAATTTTGTTGTTTAATTGTTAAGCCGAGAATATAATTTTTGTCGAAATCTTGAATTGTAGATAAATTTTTAAATTTTTAAGTTTAGTTGTCTACAAAGAAAATTGTTTTTAAATTGAAAAATTGAATTGTTAAGAAGTTTAATTGTTAAATTGATTAGTAAAAAATAAGAAATTGTTAAAATTAGCGAATTGACAAACCGAATTTGAAAAGCCCCAGAGGGGGGCGATGCACCTCGTAGCTGGTTCACCCAGGGGGTCGGGGTATGGGGTTGTTGGTTTGGTTATCGCTTCGGTCGTCGATTTGGTCATCGATTTGGTTGTCGATTTGGTCATCGATTTGGTTATCGCTTTGGTCATTGATTTGGTCATTGATTTGGTCATTAGTTTGATTGTTGATTTAGTTGTTGGTTTAGTTTATTATAGGGTATAGAGTTGTTGATTTGGTCATTGATTTGGTTATTGATTTGGTCGTTAATTCGGTCGATTGTAGGGCGTGGGGTTATTGATTTGGTTGTTTAATTGAAAACTTTAGTAATTTGTTTATAATGTTCTTTAGAAGAAAATTCAGCGGGAGGTTTCTTTCAATGGCACGGGGTGGCAAGTTGGGTGGTGATGAGGGTATAAGCAAGGTTGTTGATGAGTTTATTGATGAGTTATTGGAGGAGGTGAGGGCTGAGTTGAGGGGTATTTTACGTGAGGTTGAGGTTTATCGGAGGAGTTGGTTAGTTCCTATTTATGTGCATAGGTTTTTGGATGAGTTATCGATGCGGTTAAGTTTATTATTGGACAGGTTGGGTCGGAGGTTGTAGGGTTTGAGATTTGATTTCGTGTTTGATTTGTTCGAGGTTGAGTTTATTGATGATGAAGAGGAGGAGGTCTTTTGGGTTGATTTGGTAGGTTTCTTGGATGTAGTTTAGGAGTTCGAGTGTTATTTTTAGGTCTTCGTTGATTGGTTTGAGCTTTGATTGTTCGAGTGTTTGTAGGGACTGGGTGCGTTCGATTAGGTTTACGAGTTTTTCTTTGAAGGAGATGATTTGGTTTAGGTTTTGGAGGGCGAGGTTTAGTTCGGCGTCATCGTAGGCGAGTTCTTTTGCTCGGATTGCGAAGATGTGTTCGAGTTCTTGGCAGGCTTTGAGTAGGGCGGTAAGGATTTTTAGGTCGAGGAGTTCTGGGTTGATTTGGTCGATGGTTATTGGTTGTTTAGTCTGTTTCTTCATCGGTTTTTTGTGGGATTGGGATTCCTGTTAGTTGGGTAAGAAGTTGGGGCAGATCAATATTTTCCATGGATGGGTGTTTTGCGAGTTTAGAGATGAGGGAGAGGAGGTCGGCGATTTGTTGTTGCTGTTGTAGATTTGTGGTTTGGGATGTTTGTAGGAGTTGAGCAAGTTTGTTGACTTCGATGATGTCTGGTGATAGGTCGAGGTTGTAGAGGATTTCGTGGATGAGTTTTTCGATGTTGAGGATGGGGAGTAAGCCGAGTTGACCGAAGAGTTCGAGGAGGGACATGATTTTTTCGAGGCGTTCATTTTTTTGGACAACGGATGTGAAGCCACGGATTTTGAATTTGATTTGGGAGAGGATATCATCTGGTGTGATGGTTGAGAGGAGGAAGAATTCATCTGGGGTGAGGAGTTGTTGTAGGTTTGGTGCTTCGTATTTGAAGATGTAGTAGAGGAGTTTGGTTAGGAGTTGGGAGATGAATACGGTCTCTAAGCGTTCAATGAAGATGGCGAGGGTCATTTGGGTTTGGTGGGTTTTGAGGACGACTTCTCTTGCGGTGATGCGAGAGCGGGAGGATGGAAGACCCATGATGAATTCGGTGATTGCTGAGATATTGGTTGCTTCGTTCTGGATTAGGTTGCGGATTGGCAAGGAGTTTGGGTCGAAGTTTGCTAGTTTGATTGGTTTGATTGCTTGGGCATCACCGCCACGAGTGTAGAAGATTTTCCAAGGTCTAAGTTCATCAGCGAGGCTATCCTCATCAACAAGGGTTGTATCGATTTCGAAGCCAAGAGTTAAGTTAACAAGGGCGCTATCTAAGATAGCACGGGTTAGGATAGTATCCTGGACATAGTAAGGGTAAACAAGGTCAGCAAAGGAAACTTGAGTGTTGATACCATAAAGGAATTCGACAACGAAGGGAGTGATTTTGTCAGACATTATTTCGGCGGAGATGAGTTTTTGTTTGTTGAGCACGATGTAGAGGTGTGGGGTGATTATGTCATCGGGTAAGAAGATGATGCCGTAAAGTTTATCAATACGGACGATTTTGTCGTCGTAGAGTTTTTGTAGGTATGTGAAGACGGCGTGTTCTGGGTCTTCTTGGGGAATGATGTAAGGTTTGATTTGGTCGTAGGTTAGGTTGTATCTTCGGATGGCTTCTGGGATGGGGAGGTATTCGGTGAGGTTGATGTAGTTTAGGTCTGGGGTGATTTTGGAGTGAAGTGGGTTGACAACTTGGAGGTCGATGCGTTTTAGGTCTTCGTTGTATGTGATGTAGATGAAACCATAGCCTGAAAGGAGGCTGTGATAGAGAACTTTGGACAAAGCATCTTTGACATTGAGGACCTTGATGTAATGTTGAAGGATTTTGGTCAAGAGGATTTGGATATGTTCGTTGTCAGTGTCGATTGTGAAAAGGTTTTCGAAGGCTTTCTCAAGGAATGAGCGCAGGTAAAAATATGCAAAGAAGATTTTTTGATAGAACATTGATGACTTGAACTTTGATTGCCATGGGTATGGTGGGTCTGGTATGTTTGTTTCGTCGTTTAGTTCTTTCATGTAACGGATGAGAGAAGTTAGACGACGAGAGTAAGCACTTTCAATGACGTTGATTTTACTTATAACGTAAGGTTCGATATCGGATAAGTTGTAGAGTTTGTTGTTGATTGATAAAAGCATTGTTAACCTCTTGTTAAGTCTTGTTTGATTTATTATAATACACATTGGTGGGGTTGCAAGTATGTTGTATACGAAGCATCGCAGAATAAAGCTGATTGATGCGAGAGGAACTTGGGGTGAATTTGAGACATGGCGAGATTTTGGCGAGACTTGGGGCGATTATTTGATTGATGACCCATATTATCAATTCATTTGGTTAAAGGTTCCGTTTGAAACGACAAATGCTCTAAAAAATGTCAAGTGGATTGGTTATGAAGGTTTACGAGGTTATTTAGATAGGTTGTTGCCTGAAAGTTTTTATAGGCGTTGGGGTTGGACGAAGTGGAGTGAAATTTTTAAAGAAAAGATTTCAACAAATGCGTCTGGTTTGATTGTTTATAGTGTTAAAGCAAGTGTTGGTTTAGGAACTTATTTGCGAATAAGGAAGTTATTTAATTTGGCTACAATTGGTT